GATAGAAGTGAGCCCCCCTCTTGCTTGGGGGCTCTCAATCTTTCTTTAATGCCGAAGGCAAAAGGATATCTTAAAGGGAGCCCTCTTGGGCTCTCATTAAATCTTCTTAGCCGTAGCGTAGCGAAGGCTCGAAAAAATTAATGGATGATAGTATGGCTCAATCTGATAGTAAGTGGGGGGAAAGTTTGAAGAGGGGTAGCCGAATAGCTACCCCATAATATCTAATTAATTATTTAAAACAATGTGTTTCTGACCCAATTCTTGCCAGTTGTAAGTCTGTTTAAATGTTTTAGTTTTTGGGTAATATTTCGCCTCTTTGATTACCACACCATCAATCAAAAGGTCGTAGTAGTAACAATTATTTTCTTCACTATAATATACATCTTGGGTTATCTTTGCAAAGTCATGGCTATTTTTTGAGCTAGTTCCAATAAGCATATCAATATTAGCTCGGCCATTAGTACCAAATGAATTGGATTTCTTGTATTCGGTGTTATTAATGTTATTCCATATCTTGTATTGCCTCATGTTAAATCCTCCTTTTTTTGTAAGTTTCTATAATTGGTATTATTACCATAGCAATTAGGCAACCTATAGCCGTTGCTACTCCAAACGTGATTGACATTGGGAGGCCTGCTAAACAATCGCTGACGGCATTTCCAAAGCCTCCGCCAACAATTGCGCCTAAGCCTGTAGAGTTCTTAAACATTTTATCCTCAACACTCAAGCCAGTATATGCGCCACCAATTAATACAATATTGTCAATCAAGCCGAATATAATTCCGTCAACTAACATTTTTTGGCCTCTCTATTATATTGATTAATTTGGCTAGTTGATTCCTTCAAGTCTTCTATAATTACTTCATCATCAAAATATTCTGTTTCTGATAGAAGTATTCCGTCTTCTTTTAATAATTCTTCTAGCATTTGTTATATCCTCCTATAAATTAATAATTAACAATATAACCATAAGACTGGACAACTAGGGCAACAATAAGGCAATTTTCTACTCAATTGTGATTTCTTCGCCACAATCTGAAATACTTGAATAAGCCTCTCGGTGGCTAGATATTGTGGGGTCTATTGGGAAGGTTTGGGAAGACTTGGGAGGATATGGGGGGTAATATTGGAGAGGTTACCAAGTATCTATAAATGGTTGGAGTTACTACCAAAGGGTTAAAAGGGTTCAACCCTAAAGGCTCTCTTTTATCGTTTCTAGTGGTAACAAGAGGGGAACCAAAGGAACAAAGGGGGAACCCTTAAAGACCCTTAATTTTACTTGGTTATACTTTGAAGGAACTTCAAGGGAAATAGGGTTGACTTCTACCTGTAATTTTTACATATATTTTATGGAGATTAAAAGTCCCTTTATTTTTTAAAGGGGCATGCCACCGCCACCCCCCCTTACCCCATTCAATGAATACCAGGGTGCTGGAGAAATGAAAGAAAACAGTGTTAACTTGTTCTGGGCTATACTCCAAGGCTCACTTCAAAGTTTCTTTAAGTACACCTTCCCCATATATACTATATAGCTCCCTCTAAGGCTCATGTAATTATACAGTCGTATTTCAATCTTGTCAAGTAAAAAATGCATAAATATGAAAAAAAAGCTTGACAAATTGGCAACTAGCACTATAATAGTAAGTATATGCTTTTAAAGCAAGATAGCACACACTAACTTGCATACACACAGGCTTTACGCTTAAAAGCATATGTTAACTACTTAAATATCTCGGTATAAATTCCCAATGAATGTCTGAATCACCGATAAGTCAAATAAAAAGTGACATTATCAATGCCGCTTCTCAATATTATTCTGCGTCATCTGAGGAAGAGCGTAAAAAATATAAAGAAAATATACAGTTAACTATAGAAAAGTTTCAAAAACTTCGGAAAGAGTATAGAATAACCCGGAAAGACTACAAAATTATACAACAATTCATTAAAAATATAACTTAAAAGGTACAAATTATGGCAATGTATGGTAAATTAGGTCGAAAAAGACTTAAAGCGAAAACTGGAGCAAAGGCTAGAATAGGAAAAGCTGGGCCTAAAAAGACTCAGTATGGGACAAAATCCCAAAAAGAGAAGAAATCTAAAACTCCTAAATACGCATACTAATCATGCCAAGTAGTAAAGGTTATGTAAGAAATTATCGTCAGGAATACGATAGATATCATGCAAAACCTACCCAAAAGAAAAGAAGGGCAGCCAGAAATAGAGCCAATTATTCAGTTGGAAAGAAGGGTATGGATGTTCATCATAAAGATGGCAACCCTTTAAATAATTCAAAAAAGAACTTGACAGTACGAACAAAGAGTTCTAATCGTTCTTTTCCAAGAAACCGGAAAGCAGGTAAACGATAGTGCCAAAAGCACTAGAAAAGAAATTAAAAGCAAAAGCCCAAAAAATGGGCTTGGGTAAGAAGCGTACAAGTGCTTTTGTTTATGGTACTCTGCGTAAAACTGGCTGGAAACCGAAGGGAAAATAATGGTAAAAAAACAAACAATATTGGAAAAGATTCAAAAGAAACTGGATAAGATTGAAGATATACGTGAAAAAGAGGAAACTCTTTTAGAAGATATAGTTGAACTTATTGATAACGAAAGTGAATCATTTGAAGATAATAATCTATAATTTAGATGGATTTAAAGGCTAAGAAAGAATCTTTAAGTAAGCAACACGATGAACTTACTAAGACGATTAATAAAAGTCTTGATATGCGAAATCGTGTACTTGGGGCATTAGAGTTAATTTATCAAATAGAAAATGAAAAATCTGTTAGTAAAGATTCTAAATCTGAAACTGTAGTACCATTTAATAAACCATCTAATGATGAACATACAGAAAAATAAAATGCCTTTATATACATACGAAAATACAAAAACAGGAAAAAGATTTACAGAGAATCTTCCTATACATAAACGAAATTTCCCATGTAGAGAACCATTTGTAAAAATGATTTTATCTGCACCACATCTTTCTTTTATTTCCGACAATGGAGGAAAAGAAGATAAGGCAAGGGAACAAATCATGCAATCAGCAGAGAGGGGGTATGAAGAAAGAGAAAAAAGAAATATCAAAACACCTGACTGGGCAAAAGAAAAACGAGCAAAAAGTAAACAAAAAAGACAGTGGTTTTAGTCGAGTATTAAACAAATTAAAAAAAGCATTTTGGGAGGAAGAAATTTTAATAACTATTTTTAAATTATTAACTCCAAGATTAATACGAAAATCATCTAGAATTATAAATGTTACCAGAAAAAAGACAAAATAAAGAATTAACTTCTCAACAAAAAGTATTTGTTACGGCATTGTTTGGGAAGGCAAATGGTAATCCTAAAAAAGCTGGAGAAATTGCTGGTTATGCAGAAACATCTTATCCTAATATTTTAAAAGGATTAAAAGATATTATTGTAGAACGAGCAGAAGAAATTTTAGCTGTTCATTCACCTAAAGCTGTTATGGGTCTTGTCAGTGCAATGGATGAAGATGGAATGACACCGGCTGCCAATATTCGTATTGAAGCTGCAAAACAAGTTCTTGATAGGGTTGGAATTGTTAAACGAGAAAAAGTTGATGTAAATGCGCAAATAGCACATGGTATATTTATATTACCATCAAAAGATGCTCAAACGTAAAAGTTCAACTATACCTTTTGGGTATAAACTTTCAGAAAATAAAAAATATTTAGAGCCAATTGAAGAAGAACTTGACGCACTAGAACAAGCAAAAGAATATTTAAAAAACTGTTCATATAGAGAAGTAGCGCATTGGCTTTTTAAAAAAACAGGAAGATATATTAGTCACGTTGGATTAAGAAAATTAAATAAAAAATGGCAGACATTGAACCCCCAAAACCTAAAACAAATAGTGGAAGAAAGAGGGGAGATAGACATTTTACCCTAGCAGAAAAAGCAAAATTAGCTGCACGGCTTTCTCTTAGGAAACAGCAAAAGAAAATTATTAAAGCAAGTAATGATTTATCTAATGCTAAAGTAAAACGAGATACTATATTAAAAGCTGATAATGCATTAAAGGGAAAATTATCTTCAGTATTGGATACAAAAGAAGTTGAATCTTTAGCTCCTAATATTAAAGAACACGTAAAAGAAAATATTATTTTTGAACCTAATAAGGGGCCACAGACAGAATTTTTAGCAGCTCCTGAAAGAGAAGTTTTCTATGGCGGAGCAAGAGGTGGCGGAAAATCTTATGCCATGCTTGTTGACCCATTACGTTATTGTCATAAGGAAAATCATAGAGCGCTTTTATTAAGACGTTCAATGCCGGAATTAAGAGATATGATTAATCATTCTCAAAGATTATATCCAAAGGCATTTCCTGGTACAAAATGGAGAGAACAAGAGAAGGAGTGGAGATTTGCGTCCGGTGCACGAATTGAATTTGGTTATGCTGAAAACTTAACAGATGTATTACGTTATCAAGGACAATCATATACGTGGATAGGAATTGATGAGTTACCACAATATCCTACACCAGAAATTTATAATTTTCTACGCTCATCATTAAGAAGTGTAGACCCGGAAATACCTGTATATATGCGTTCTACAGGAAATCCTGGCAATGTTGGTTCAATGTGGGTAAAAGAAATGTTTGTTGACCCTGCACAACCTAATACAAAATTTGATGTACTTATTGACACTATAGCAGGTCAAAAGAAAATAACAAGACGATTTATACCGGCAAAACTACAAGATAATCCTTATCTTACTCAAACAGATGATTACTTGGTAATGCTATCGTCTTTACCTGAAGTCCAAAGAAAACAATTTCTAGAAGGTGACTGGTCTGCATTTGAAGACTGTGCATTTCCAGAATTTGACCCAGTAAAACATATTGCTAAACCTTTTGAGATACCAAAAAATTGGCATAGATTTAGAGCGTGTGACTGGGGATATTCAAGTCATTCTTGTGTACTCTGGATAGCAATAGATTTTGATAATAATCTTTGGGTCTATAGAGAATTATATATAAAACGAATGACAGCCGATGTATTTGCAAAAAAAGTTTTAGACTTAGAACATGGCGAATATATTAGATACGGAGTTTTAGATTCTTCAACATGGGCTAGAAGAGGAGATGTTGGTCCAAGTATTGCTGAAACAATGATTCGTGAAGGATGTAGATGGAGACCATCAGATAGGTCACCTAGAAGTCGAATAAACGGAAAATTAGAATTACATAAAAGATTATCCTTTGATAAAAATACTGGGGAACCAAAGTTAAAAATATTTAATACGTGTCGTAATTTATTACGTACATTTCCACTTCTTCCAACAGATAAAAATAATCCTGAAGATGTGGATACAGATGTAGAAGACCATGCATATGATGCACTTCGATATGGATGTATGACAAGACCAATACATCCTGACAGTTATCATAATCAATATTTAAGAAGAAAAGAACAGAAACCAGAGTTCAAGCCTGCTGACCGCATATTTGGATATTAATAAATGAGTAAATTTAAATTGCCAAAAACAATAAAAATTGGTTATCAGGATTACAAGTTTCAAGAATGGGAAAAACACCTTGCTTCTTCTAATGAAGCTTACGGTGAATTTTTTCAAAAAGAAAAAGTTATTGGATTAGCCAATAATGATACGGGAAGCTCTCATGCAAATACATTAATACATGAAATATTTCATGGAATAATGTACCAATGGAATACAAATTTGAATGAGAAAGATGAAGAGAAAGTTTGTACTACAGTTGCAAATGGACTTATAACAGTAATACGAGATAATCCTTGGTTACTAAATTATATAAAAGAAAAAATAGAGGAGGGTTAAGTGCCACAACCAGTGTTGACTAAATATAAACAAGGCGATTTAGGTATGCCATATCCAAAGA